GTCGACTGTGGTGCTAAAAAAACGCCTTTATGTCCTAGTTTGTTTGATTTGAGCAGGTTACACCGTCTACAAATACACGCTAGGTTTTCAGGGTCATAGTCTGCACCGCCCTTACTGCGTGGGCGTATATGGTCTACCTCATTAGCGTCAGGCGTACCGCATAGGTAGCACGTACCCTGATCACGCCTAATGATCTCAAGCCTTAGCTTACGCCACTCAGCCGTACGTAACCCAGGCATTAGTAGTAACCGTGCTTAAGGTGAAAGGCAAGGGCCGCCTGGCACGAGCCATAACGACTATAGACATAGTTAGTAAACCATACAATCTGCTCTTGAGGTGTAGCAGTTTTTAAATACTTACTTCTACCTTGAGCCAATCCGTAATGACTTCCAGACACAGCTCTAGCATTATAATTACTTTCTTTATAGATAATTAACTTACAGGATTTATATTCTAAAGTACCGGTAGTTAAGTTTTTTAGTGTTTTAATCCAGTTATTACTATCATTTACTATTATTATTAAAGGCATTATAACTACTAATAGTTTAATTATACACAGACGCCTAAGCATTTTGGCAAACCTTACATAATCGGCGTGTCGCATAGCCAAACAGCCAGACACCGCACCCTAAGCAACGGTCTATACCTGCCTCAGAGATCACCATAACCAGCCGCCTTTAGTAGCTCTACTAACTGCTCAAAGGATAGCAAGGCTACCCAATCCCCTATAGAGGCCTCACCTTGCCCGTTAAGGCGTAGTACTGCAAGGCGTAGGTCTAAAGGGTTAGCCCGATCTTTTAACTGCCTCATAGTTTCACCAGGGCTAAAATTGGTACGGGCCTTTACCTCCCAGTCAATACCTACAGTGCCGGTAATGTCGCTACCTTGTCTGCCTGCCCCTGTACTTTCGGCATAGGTGAAGCCATTAGCTGCAAGATAGTTAGCTACTACCTTTTGGCTTCTGTAACCCCTGTGTTTGCGCGACTGCGACACTAGCCAACCTTGACTAATTCATTTTGTGGCACCCAGTAAGCAGTATTACGGCTTGTAGTTTTTAAGTACAGGTCGTCCTTACAGTAACTAACAGGTAGCCAGCCACGTATTACAAATGGGTTAGAGCCCGTAACTAATACTGCCCTATCGCTGTCCCTATCGTTTTCTTGAATTATTAAATGACCTGTGTCTATCTCTGTGTGCTTGACCTCCCAGTCAGGCGGGACGTCTGGGACACCTTTAAAGGTATCTGAGGTAAGCACAAAATCCGGTACCTGCAACCATTTAGCTACTGCTATTTCGGCACACGCAGCTAACCAATTTAACTTTAAAATATAATCTGGCTGTAAATGCTCGCTGTTATATTTATGCTTATAGTTCTTATCGTTTGCGTTGGCCGTTCGCTTTGTAGCTATCCATAAAGCCCCGTCTAGGTCAGCCTGAGTTAACAGCACCTCTACGCTCATCTGGGCCTACAGTCTGCACAAACCCAGATAGACATTTCAAGGGCCATAACTCCACCGGCTTTACTGGTCTGTTTATTGCAACAGTCGCACGTGTCGGTTTCATCTATTGTCGCGTTGCCGTCCCTGTCTACCTTTAGCGACATATTGCCAGGGTAGATAATTTCCATACCAGCCATTAGTTAATCCACTGTACGGCGCACTGGTCTTTACGGTCTTTACTAGGGCAACTCCAACACTTATACGCGTTACCAGTCTTAGAGGTTCCGGTCTTATATTCGCGGTAGCCGTGTTTGCAGGTTGGCTGGGCCTCAGCCCCTAGCACTTCTTGAACTACGCCTACAGCTTGCTTAATTGTCCAAGCGTCTACCTCAGCGTTAGCCGCTGTCCTCCCCATAAGGGTATTACTCACCGATTTAATTAACTCAGCGGTGTCCTGTATAGCTGCTAACTGCAGCTCAAAGTCCAACTGGTCTACGGCATAGACGTTAATCAAATCGCCGTTAGCCATTTTAAAGTTAGCCTGCAGTTTAGTATCTGGGTTATTAGCCATTTAATTCATCTCCTATTTTTAGTTGGACGGGGGCTACTGCTTCTACTTGATCTTGCAACGACCAGTTATAGGCCGGCGTGTAATGCGTGGCCTCAAAGGTAGTAACAGCTATTACGCACGATTCGCAGTAATGACGCTTACGGCCTTTATTTTTAGGGTTTACGCTGGTTACTGTCCATACTGCAGGGGTTGTCGCGTTTACGTGATAGGCGGTTTTTGTGTCTGCGTATGGGTCGCGCGTGTCTACGTTTTTAGCCCAACGTGGCCTGATACTCCAGTGCTGTTTACAATAATCACACCAGACACCGCCGACAGATTTACTTATCACTTAGCACCCCGTTAGAGATATGCCTAGCTACTGCCCGACCCCGCTCATAACCCTCAGAGCGTCCAGCGTTAAAGCCTCTAGACCACGCTAATACAGCGGCCATAAAGGTAAGCCCTATATAAATTAAAGACATAAATATAAACGCTAAATTACTTGCCATAAGTTTTACTCCCTAGTCCTGGGCTGAGGTAAAACGCCCCAGCCCTTTTATTATGACACAGACCCCCGACGGTTATAAGGTCAGGTTTAGCGCGTGTCTATTCTTTTTTACTTATTCCGTAGTTAGTGTCTTTAGGATTTAAGGCGCGCATTAGGACGGGCAAACCGCTTGCCCATAACCCGTTAGCGATTAAGTGCCAATCTGCAGCATTAAACTCAAGCGGGGTTTTACCTACTGAGGCCATTAGTGTTATTAGTAATAAAAGCAGCCCACGTATATAAGTCCCTGCCATAGCTGTACATTGTGCCTTCATTTTGCCGTATCCAATCCAAGCGCTTTTATACGCTCTATAACCTCTTTAGGGGTGAGGTTAATCTCGAAGTGCATTTCGTCTGCTCGGTTTTTATAGTCCCCGCCCCACTTGCAGCCATACTTAGCAGACATTAAACGTATTAATATCTCTTGCTCTTTAGTAAAAGTATCACGCTTACCTAGAGGGTGAGCGTTAGCGTTAAGGTCTACCGCCGTGCCTGAGCTGTGATTAGATAGCGTTTCTGTCTGGCCTCTTATCGGCCTAAAGGCATAGCCCCAGGTATCTAAAGTCCCTACATCTATAGGCTCTACTAGCTTGTCAAAGTCAGCGCATAACGCTACCAATAACGGCGCCGCCTTTTCAGCCAGGCGTACTTTAATACTTGTCCCAGGTATCGGATAAGATTTAATCCCAATTAGGGCCGGATCTTTACTAGCAGGCCAGCCGTTAGAGGACTTTAGGTTTATGGTCGTCATTGTCGCAGTCCCATTGGTAAGTATCGGTATTTAAAAATAACTCAGGGTGGCAGTTAGGATTAGGGGCTATAAAAGCGTCTGCCTCTGAGTTATAGCTGTAGCCAATACCAGCATAATTATATCTAATACGACCGTTATAGCTTGTCCTTACCCATTGTTCGCCGGTTTCGTCAAGCATACGAGCCGCGAACGTATCCTCGTCTGAGTCCATAGTAACAATTACTGCAGTAACTATCCCGTTTTCTATTTTTGCGTGATGAGCCATTAAATCCCCTAAAAAGTAATCGTGCCAGATGATGAAGCTGTGATCTCATAAACCCTAAAGCCTGACCGTGTTGGCTCTGTGTAAGTTAGATTTGTTAGCGTTGCTTCTTTAAAAGTATTAGCGTAGGCAATAATAATAATACCTGAGCCGCCGTTGCCTCCTAGAGTAGTTACAAAGTCAATACCTCCACCGCCGCCGCCTCCACCTGTGGATACTGTTCCTGCACCGCCGTTTACGTTAATGCCGCCGCCAAACCCACCGCCGCCGCTTGCCGGCGCTGCTATATTACCTACTGCATTTTGTCCACCTGACCCACCGGAAGCTCTGGTAGTAGACGTGCCGTTAATACTTGAAGCTGACCCGTCGCCGCCGATACTTGTCCCGCCTGCAGTACCGTTGTTACCTGCACCGCCGGCACCTCCACCGCCACCGCCACCAAAAGCACCAGTGCTGCCACCTGTACCGCCTGCGTTGCCTTGACCAGAAGGTGAAGCCGCGCCTCCTGCGTTCCCGTTGCCTTGACCACCGCCGCCACTACCTCCGGCAGACCCGACGTTAGGCGTACCGCCACCGCCGCCCCCAGTGCTGGTAACACTTGCAAAAACTGAGTTATTTCCGTTTGTGCCTTGACCGCTGCCAGGTGCAACACCGCCCGCGCCAATAGTTATTGTGTTAGCTACCCCTGGTGTTACTGCAAAACTAGCGCTGCTTTTATACCCACCGGCACCGCCTCCACCGCCGCGGTTAATACCGCCTGAGCCTCCACCTGCCACTATTACATATTCAACGGCAGTAGTAGAAGCAGGTGGAGTAAATCCAATAGCGCCGGCTGTTATTGCGCCTATCATTTAACCAATACCGCCAAAAATACGCCAGGTATTAGCTGCCACACGTACGCATTGAGCTACCTTATGCGTAGCTAAAGTAGGGGCTGCACTTGTCGCACCCGCCGAAGTGATCGTAACGCCCGAACCTTGCGAAAACGTCAATAAACCGGCACCTGTATTGATAAAGGTAATTGCGCTGCCTACTGCAGCTGCAGTTAAAGTACTGTCAGGTGCAATAGTTACAGTTTTAGTAGAAGCGTTACTGGTCTGTATTAGCACCTGGTATAGGTCGTCATTGTCTACCGTGTAGGTAGCCCCTGACTCTGTAGTAACTGTAAAAGCCACTAGGCCATTAAACATAGCCGCACTTAAAACATCACCGGTCAAGGCCGGAAAGCCGGTAGCTATTTTATTTACCTCTTTTCATTGTTAGTAGGATAATACATTTATGCCTAATTGTCCGTAATTGACGTTGCCAATAATAAAGGAGTCGATAATCGGCTCAAGGGTTACAAAAGTAGTAGACCAGCGCGTAGGGGTTATATTGTAACTTACGCCAAATATCTGCAGTGTTTTATTAAGGGTTGAGGTGCCGCTTACTGCCGGCTGTGTTGACTTAACCGTAATAGTGTCAAAGTAATCAAGCTCTAAAGCAGCTGCTACGCCTGCGTCATAACCCACAGTATTAAGATCTAACAGCGTTACAGCGTCGCACCTTACGGCGGTTTCCTGCCTACTGGCTACATAAGCTAAAGCGTAATTCTTAGCCTCAGCTGTAGTTTGCATTAGTAAATTAGTTTTTTCGTAGCTGTGCAAAAAATACTTATCTATGCTGGTCTGATTAGTAGCAGTCTGAGTAGCTAACCCTGTAGCCGTTATTGAGGCTTTGTTATACACCAGGCTATCGTCTAGCACCCAGCGCACGTTCTGGTATTGAATACCCGTGCCGTCGTCTGCAAAAGCCGTAGCAGTGCCGCCAATAGAGCTAGAGGTTAACGCCCGATCTTGAAAAACTGCGTTACCGCTAGCGTCCATATAAACCGCGCCGTACTCGCTAGTTTCTACAGTCTGCAAGGCGTTTAGTGCAGTCCTAGAGGTGCCAGGGTCAACCTGCAGCGTAGTTTGCCCTGTATCTATATCTCGCATAGAAGTAGGCCAGGCTATCTGATCTAAAATACTGGTAACTCTAGCCCCTGATAACTGCCCAGCTGTACCGCCTGTAACCGTTGATACAGTACCCATATTAAGCAGCCTAAAGCCGTCTGAGGCTGTCAATACTGTGTAACTAACCTCGCCTACTACTTGGGCCTGCGTATAGTTATAGCCAGTTATATAGCCTGCAAACAGCGGGTAAACCAGGTTTGTATTATTGTCAGTGGCAGTTATTGTAATCTTACGTAAAGGTGCTAAAAGCCCTGTAAAAGGACTGCTCAAGTTTTCAGGGTTAAAGTCGCCGTCGACATCTGCAATACGTATAGAAGCAGTACCAGCCTGGAATTGGTCTGCATTAGCATTACGTCCACGCTGGATACTTACAGCCTGCACCTGGCTAGATACATCAGCTGTAACCGTTGCACTATCGGCTAACACGTTAACGCCTAACACGCCTGACCCTATGATCATAGCCTGACCAAAAGAGGCCCCAGAGCTAAAGTTAATAATGCAGTTAATCGTAGGGGCTGCCATTAGTTACCAGCCGGTGTGAGGCTATTACCTGCCCTGTTTAATTCTTGTAGTGCCGTTTGTACTGTTTGATAAAACTCGTAAGTACTGCCTACGTTTATGCCGCCTTGTAGGTTAACCGTTAAGTTAGTTGCCCCTGACTGTGAGGCTGCAGGTGTGTTACCTGGCCCCATACCAAAATTGAAAGCGTCAAACTGCTCAGGTGTCATACCTGTTAAGCCGCCTAAATTACTAAACGAACTGCCGTCAAAACCACCGGCTGCTAATGAGGATTGAGCTGCAGCTAAGCCAGGTGCAAACGTGCCACCTGCAGCGCCTACGCTCATAGCAGCTGCCGTAGGTACGCTGGACTTACTAAGGGCTGAGATTCTAGCCCTAGCGTCTGCCAGTATCTCCTCATTAGCTTTCTTGCTTTCCTCTACTACTGACTTAAGTCTGGCTATTTCTGCAAAAGTAGCAGCGCGTTTAGCATTTTCTAAATCGTTTAAAGCTGTTATATCGTCGTTCTTGTCTGTAGTTTTTAGAGCTTGCAAGGCTTTTACCCTAGCCTCGTCCTCTTTAGATAGTTTGCCCTGCAGGGCCGCTGCTAGCTGTATAGCGTCCATATCAAACATACGCGCTAACTTTTCATTAGCTGCCTGAGCTTTAGTAATCGCTACTATTTTACTTTTACCTTCTATTATTTTTGCATTACTTTTTAATGCTGCTTTAGCTGCTTTGTCTGCTATATCTGCAGCCCTAGCTAAGGTGCCACGGTCTGAGGCGTTATTTGTGCGTTGCTTTTGTAGCTCTTTTTCTTTAACACCTAACTCCTCTAAGACTTTTAACGCCTCTTTAGCTTGTCCTAGTGGAGTAAACCGTTCTAATAACTGTAAGGTAGTTTTTAACCAACTAGGTAGAGCAGCGTCTAATTTTTTAAAATAATCAATAACTACCGTTATGCCAGTAATTACGTTAGCCGTGCTATCGGCTAAGCCCTGCATTTGTGTAGCTAAATCCTTAGCCCCATTTTGGCCACCTAATTTAGCTATAGATTCTATTAAAGCCGTCCCGATAGTTTCGCTGGCTTCATTAGCAGCCACGCCTAAAACGGCTAACTGGCCTGCGTAAGTATTGGCTGTAGCTGAGGCTTGACCTGCAAACAGTGTGCTTAGTTTTTGTGTTGTTTCCTCAAACGTCATAGACTTTAACTCTGTTTTAGTAAGCCCTACGCCTAATTTTCCTAAGGCTGTGTTATTACCTAAATAGGCTTTACTTAAAGCCGCTGCTACAGACTCGCTAGACTTACCAGTGGCCGCGCTAATGTCTAGGCTAAGAGCTAGTAAATCCTGAGCTTTACTCGCTGAAAGTGTTGCAGTAACTAACTTATTAAAAGCCGGGCGTAGTTGATCCTCTGATACGCCGGTAGCTCGCTGCAGGCTGTCTATATACTTTGTAACTGAGGCTGTAGCAAAAGACTCGCCTACGTTAGCTAAAGTTTTTGCTAAAACTACTTGCTGCTTTTGATCGGCCAAAGCTGCCGCTATAGATTTTTTAGCAAACGCTAAGGCCGCTGTTCCTGCCGCTGCATAACTTAACTTTGAGGCTAAACCCATAGACTTGAAAGACTTTTCTAAGCCGCCAATACCTTTAGTAGCCTGCTTAGTGCCTTTGTTATTGTAACTAACAATTATGGGTACTTTAATAACCATTAGCTAGCCAACTTACGGTTAACTGCCGTCTGGGCTTTTGCTATAGCTGCGTTACTTTTCATAACTATTTCCTCGCGGTTATCCTCTACCGCTTTATAGGCTATGCGTCCCTGCTTGCCGCGTACGATAATGCCAGACTGCCTAGCTATAAGTTTATTAAAATTGGCACCCTGCTTACTGTTGCCTTTAGGGTTTACGCGTCCGGCTGTTTCATAAATAGAGCCGGCAGGGTTAGCGTTGATAAGTAAGTAGGCCTTGCTAGTCCAGGTGCCACGCTTACGCGCCCTGTCTATCTTAGTTTTAAGGCCCATTTTTACAGCTCTTGGGGTGAAGGTTAGGTCTGCCCAGCGTCCCTGCTTTACCGGTCTGGCCCAGCCGCTAAAAGGTGCAACGCTAGGGGCTAATTGTCGTGCGTCTATCTGAGCTATTTTCATAGCTGCATAAATTGTTTTATTCATTTCTTTTAATGCGTCAGGGTCAAATTGGCGTAAGGCTCGCACCGTTTCATCTAGTCCTACGATTTTTGCTGTAGCCAACTTTTGCCGCCTCGTTTCTGTCTTTTAATACTCTGTAGATCGCTGCCAACATCTCCGGCGACATCTCTACAAACTCTTTAGGTGCTATGCCAGTTTCGACCGCTAGGGCTGCTATTTGATAGGTGAGTAATTGCCTATCACCTAACCAGCTAAAGGGTCGCTATCTAGCACCTCAACTGCTTTTAAGGTGTTAAGAAAAGCCTCACCAAACAAAGGTACAGTCTGTCCGCTGCGTTTAATTGCTAAAAAACAGAGGTAGTACACGTCGGTTTGCTTTTCTTGTTCCCTAAAACATTTATTTATGCCCATTTTTGCATAGGCTTCGAACTCTACTTCGATAGCCGGCGTAATGTCGTATTCCTCAACTACGCCGGTATCGCGTGTAATCTTTAACCTTGCCATTTTCTAGCCCACTTTCTTATCAGGTTACGGTTGGGAAGGGTGCTGTTTGTGCTGTAATGTCAAAAGTAAAGTCAAGCTGAGCTACTTCACCATTGGCACCGTTAATAGGTGTGTACCCGTTTACAAAGCAAGAGCCTTTATAGACTGGGTTAGTAGCACTTGCAGTAGAACCGCTTGCGCCAATTTCAAAGGCTGCTGAGGTACCGCTGAGGCTGTCTAATACTGCACGTGTAGAGCCGGCTGCGATAGCTGCCTGGTCTATATAAAGGCTGCCGCTAAGGGTTGAAGCCTGCAAACCTTTTAAGTATTTGTGCGCTGCGTCGCCCATAGCTGTAATTTCTAGCTGGTCGAAGTTTACGTTAATGCTCGCTGAGATCACGACGCTACTCATGTCGTAAGTACCTAGTTTTAGGTAAGTATTATTTGTAAAATAAATTGCCATTATTCCTGCACTTCCTTTACTTTAGTAGGGGTTGGGCTTACTGAGGATTCCTCTAAAGCACCAATTTTTAGCAAGTGTGGTAAGTCCCACCCTTCTAAATCTGTGTCGTTAACGGTACCGCCTAAGCCAACGCCGGCAATATCGTTATCTATCATTACTTTGTAATTAGCCATAGTTAACTCCAACTACTTATTATCTCTAAGCCGGCTTCACTTTGAAGCAGGTTACCGCTAGGGGTTTCTAGTATTGCAGGGGCGCTAAAACTGGTTATATTTATTGTTAAGTTACTAGCTGCTAGCTTTGTCATAACAGCTAGGTAAAAATCCTCTAGCGTGGTCTGGTTGCCTAAGTTATCCATAAGCGGCACTAACAAAAATAACTTAAACCGTACAGTAGGGGCTATAGCCGTTTTTATATTACTGTTTACTAAAATATAAGGGTCGTCATTGGCGATTACTAAAGAGTTTGCAAGGGGCACCTCTGGGATATGGTTAAAAACTGTCCAGACTGCCGTATTAGCTAGGGCTGTAGCTAGTGTAGTTCTAAGCGTAGTTATGGCTGCAGGCATTAGCCCACCATAGAATTAGGCGATAAGTACGGGGCTAGTAATCCGCGTACCTTAGCTATAAGGGTATTGCCTAGCTGATAAGGCGACGCTATAAAGCCGTCAATAGTAGTAACGCTAGCACCTGGGGCCTGTCGTGCTTGCCAGATAGTAGTAGCTAGGGCCGCTGCAGCTTCACGCACTGCCGGAACACTTGCGTAAGCTGTAGCGTTATTAGGCCCCGTAACTAAACCGTAGGGTTTGACTAGATTTGTAATTTGATCGCTAGCAGTTTTTGCATAACTAAAAGTAAAGGTTTGATAATCTGTAATTACTTTACTGCCGTTGAAGGTAGTACCGGCTGCACTTATTACTACTGTTTGACCAGTTACAAAGCCGTGAGGTGTAGGGGTAGTAATTGTTGCAACGTTTGCGCTTAAGGCTGTTGCAGCTATAGGGGCAGTGTTAAACCAGAGATACTTATTTAAAATATCCTCTGTAGCCTGGCAGACTTCCTCTATTGTCGCGTCGCTGTAAAGCGTAATACCAGTGATACCAAGCAAAGCGCGTAACTCAGCCATAGTTATATATGTTGCAGCCACGCGCTTTACTCCTTACGTTTAAGGCCTAAACCCCACCGGACTAGGGGCAGGGTCTAGGGTTCTAGTGTTTTAGGCTTATGCCTTGTTATTCTTAAACGCGCCGCCTGCAGCTAAGTTAGCAAGTGCGCCATAGCCATAGTACATAATCTCAATTTGACCGCTAGCAATTACGTTAGTAGTGAGGCGTAGTTGAGGTGATTCGTACCAGGTAAAGCAGTCTGGGTTAACGATCAAGATAGTACCGTCCCCGTCGCCTGCGTTTGCGTAATCAACGTATAGATCAAGTCCAGCTACGTTACCGCGTAAACTTGATACTGATACCGCGCCGCCTGCGTTCTGTGGCTGTTGCGCCATATAAATTGGACGCCCACCGTCCGCTAAAGTCATTATGTTTGCCCATTGTCCGGAACTTGCAATCATATTACGAGCAAACCGCTTAGAGTTTGAGTAAACACTAGCTGCACCGCGTGAAACAATACCTAGAAGCTCTGCAGCTGTTGGGTAAGTTGCAACCGTAGTAGCGTCTAAAGTAGCTGCAGTAATTAGCTCGCCGTTAACAAAATTGTTAGTAGCTAGAGCGTACGCGTCGGCCATTTGTTGAACCAATACGTTTAGGAAAACTGGGTCTGACCGGTCAAAGAGTTCTACGGAAACTGTGTTTTGTCCTGCGTACTTATTAACAGTTGCAGTAACAAACTCTACTTCCATACCGGTTTCTGAAGGTGCTGAACCTTCGTTTGTGTCGGCTACCGTAGGGACGGTTTTAATGCGCGGGATTTGTAGCGACATACCCATAGCAGGCAAGGCGGCGGTGTTAATAGCTTCAATGCTTGCGCGAAAACTATTTGACTTGCCATTAAACAAAGTAGTTAGCTGAGGCGTTGGAATAAGGCCCGCGTTATTTGTAGTGGTGTCATCAGCTGCGCGTACCCATAATGCAGACTCGCTGCCTGGGTCTAACGTTGCCTTTACTTTGTGAAAGAGGTAATCGGCTGGGGTAGTAATTGGGCTACGTGGGGCAGTAAAAGCTAGTGCCGTTACTGTTGGGCGTGAGGCTTCTACCGGCTGTGCGGCTTCTACCTCTGGGGTTGCTGGGGTAGCGTTTTCGGACACGCTGGCCTCACTTTCGGTTGGTTGGGTTTCTTGGGTTTCCTCTACTGGTTCAGGCTCTACCTCGCTGGCGGCTACTTTTTCAACGGTAGCGGACTTGAAGGCTGCAGCTTGTACCAAACTTACCTCGCGTAAAACGGCAGACTGTACGTAAAGTACGCCGCCTCTGTCCTCGCTTGCGTCAACTGTTACGCCAACGCTCAAACCGTCGCGTAAGTTTTCGCTAGCCTCAATTAAACTATCTGTACCTTTAGTAGTAGCAGATATTTTAAAACTTGCATATAAGCCGCGTGTATCCTCGCTTATATTTTGTGCAAACCCAATAGGGTCTGTAGCACTATGCTCAAGTAATAATTTTATTTTACCGCCGGTTTGATAATTTATAGAGCCGGCCTCAAAAACTACTTTACCTACTGAGGTGTTACCGATTTCGCCAAACGGTACAATTTTACCGGCAATAATTCTACGCTCTTGGTCTGTTGCTTCTATTGAGCTGTTAAAGTTCAACTGCATTAGCTGTACCCCCGTTAGGTGTTAGGTCTTCCATTTCGCGCGCTTGCTCTACTGTAATTAAATTAAGTGCCAACATCTTTTCTATTACTGCTAACCGTGTTAATGCGTCGCTACGTAAGTAAGTTTCGTCTAAATCAAACCTTACGTAATTTTGACTGTTTGTAATGTCGTTCATACTTAGCCTGTCCTCTATCGCGCATATATAGGGACGTAGGGACATATCTACAAACTGCCGGCGTTCATCTATTACGTTTGAGTAAGTCATAGAATTATTCATATCTGCACTTAAAAGATAGGCGGGTACGTTGCATAATCTAGCCAGTTGCGTACTTAAAAACTGAGCGGCCTCGTTCATCATCATTTCTTTCGGACTAAAAGAGGTTGGCTCGTATTTCAGCGTACTTGATAAGTAGGCTGTAGATCGCTGGTTACGTGCCAACTTCCAACTAGCTAATAGTCCTGTTATCTGTTCCTCCGGTAAATCTGCACCGCTATTTTGTATATAACCCGACGGTATAGGTGTAGCCGCGCTTACAGCTGCGGCCTTTTCTAAATCCAACGCGGCGCGTATTGTGCGCCCGCCTCTATTTAAAATACCTTCGTCTAAACCTTGAAAAGTAATCAAGCTGCCTAGACCGCTATCTGGTCTGCGTTTGCCGTCTACATAATAAAAATCTACTACTGTGTTATTAGCGTTTAAATCTACTGTAACCCGTGAGTTAGATACCCAGGCAAAACGTGCAGGCCTGCCGTCGTCTGCGTACAGCTCGGTAACTTCCCAATACGCAACGCCATAATAAAATAAAGCGTCAACAGTCCAAGCCATAGTAACCACGCGCGGCTGCCTAATGTCTGGTTGTTCTAGCCATAACGGGCTGCCTAATTCTTGCCCCGTAGATTTACGGTAAAGGTGTAGGGGTAGCGTGCCGACTACGCCCTTTATTAGCTGTGAGGCCCGCGCGACGGAAGGCACCGCTGCAGCCTCAGCTCGTGTTATAAAAGTTTGAGGTGCAAAAAATAAGCTATTAGTATCTACGTCATTTACAGGCGGTAAAAATTGCGACTTAATAGTCGGGGTACTTACTGACGTGTCTATAGCGTCAACTAGCCTGAGTGTTTGCAGTATCCCCACGCGGGGCAATATACACCCTTATTAAATAATTTGTCCTATTTGTACGGCGTGTCTAATTGACTATTATACTAGCAACTGCCTGAGGCCGTGAGGCATACCAGGCCACCATAGCTACGCTAATAGCAGCGCATATCTCACCGGCAGATTTACGCCTTACTATTTTCCAGCCGTACTCTGTGTGCTTAGTAGCGCACGCGGCTATAGCCTCATTAAGTATTTGTTCGTTACCGTGTATTACTTGACTATGACTCATCAACTGGGCTAGCCGGTTACTTGCCTCATTTTGTGCCTTGCCGCTTACGTCCATTAGAGGTGAGCCACTAGCCTTTAGGTAGCTGGCTACGTTTTCGCTTACCCATTTGTCATACATAACGACCTTAGGCCTAAACCTTTGTATATGCCCGTTAATATCACTAGCTAACTGCCGATCGTCTAAAGGCGTAGTAGTACTCCAAACTTGCAACACTTTTACCTTTACCCTCAGCTCATCTAGTTTTTGCCCTGCTACTAGGACTGCGTACTTATGCGTATAGGACTTATCAAAAGCAAAATAAGTTACACCGCCTGGCTCTAGGACTATTGACTCATCAGCGCATTTTTGCCAGCTTCCAATTTCGAAAGGCGACGCGAGGTTATCTAAAAATTGACAAAGTACCTCGACTCGAAAGGCTAACGGGTCATTAGTTACGGCATTATGAGCCATAGTCGCTTCGTCCATTGTCCAGCCTAAAGCGGGATTAGATTCCACCCAGCCGCGCTTATCCATAATTTCGCGCGACGGGTGAGCTGACCATTCAAGCCAACCCAGGGTAGGGCTTACGTTAGCTATAGCTCTATCCCGTAAATTATTTAAAACAGTGCTTGACTTATCACCCGCGTTACTGACCGTTAGCACTTGAGCCAGGGGTCGCGCATTTGTAGTGTAGACCGCTGCGTCCCAAGTGCCTTGATCTATCGCCCTGGTTTCGTCTATAAATACCAGGTCTGCCGTCATACCTCGCGAGCCGTTAGGGGTTGCAGCTACTACAGATATTTGAGCACCGTTTTTAAATACTATTCTTTCGGCCCCGTTTGTAGTGTAGCTCTTAGCCCATAAAGCTTTGAGGCGCGGGGTATTTTGAATTAAGTAATCTATCTGCCTCCAAGTGATAAGCGATAGCTTACGGTTAACAGATAATAGAATTACGTCCTTTTCCTGGAATAAGTAAATGCCAGCTATTATTCGGATTTTTGCTAACTCTGTTTTACCTTGCTGCCTTGCACATACCAGACCCATAACCCGCCGTACATACTTACCGTTACGCATATTCAAAATGTCGCCTAACGCGTGTTTTTGCCAGGGCATAAGCTCTATACCTATCTCAGCTGCAAGATCTATAGCCTGTTGCGCCCTTGACCTGTCGCCGTCTACAGGGTGTGCGAATATGCGAGGTGTTGGGCTACCAATTAACCGACCCCCCAACTGGCTAACATTTGTCCTAGCACTGTCGGTTATGTCTGTTTCATACTGGTTTGGACTAGTTACAAAATCGGTCAAAATCGGGACATTTGCGGATAAATCTACGATTGC